CCCCCCCCTCTGCAACCCCCAAAACTCTGCGGAACTGATTCCATGCCCAAAGGCCGACGCCGCGACTACCTGACCCCGCGCCAGCTCATGGCGGCCCGCCTGATCGCCGAAGGCAAGTCCGTCCAGGAGACGGCGGATCTTGTAAAGACGGTCGGCACCCGCATCCAGCACTGGCTCAACAACCCCCTCTTCTCCGCCGAGATCACGAACGCGCGCGAGAACTTGAAAACGATCCACGAGAAGGTAGTCCAGAAAATCGAGACGACGCTCCTGCCCGCCGTCAAGACCCTGGAGACGAACCTCGATCACGCCTCGGGCGTGGTCCAGAACGACGCGGCCAAGTCCCTCCTCGCGTCCGGGGGGCACGGGCCGATCGCGAAGACGGTGCAGATCACAGCAACCGTGAACGTAACGGATGACCTGCTCGAACGGCTTGAGCGGGTGCTCCGGGAGGCCGCCGATGTCGCAGCGCGCGCCGGCCGACTTCTGCCGGAAGCTCCGCAGTCTCGCTGACCGGAGCCTGTACTTCTTCGAGAAGGTGATTCTCGGCTTCGAGGATCTCACGCCCGACCTGCATGGGGAGATCTGCGAGTTCCTGCAGGCGCCCGGGCAGTTTAAGCTGCTCGAACTCCCGATGGGCCACCTGAAGAGCCACACGTGCACCATCGGCTACTCCCTCTGGCGCATCGTCCAGGACCCCAGCATCCGAATTCTGATCCGGAACGCCGTCCTGGAGAAGGCGGAGGGGTTCGTCTCGGCGATGAAGTGGCACTTTACCGACAATGCCCTCTTCCGAGCCATCTACGCCGACCTGATCCCGGCCGACGTCTCGAAGACCACCTGGCACAGCGGGGCCTTCACCTTGCCCTGCCGGAAGAAGTTCTACCCCGAGCACACGGTAACGGCCACGGGGTCGAAGGGGACCGCCACCGGTGGCCACTACAACCTCATCATCGAGGACGACCTCGTGAACGAGGACCACACGCCGGGCCCCGAGCAGATGGCCCATCCGATCGAGGTTCACAAGGCCCACGTGGGGCGGATGAACGACCGGAAGCATGACCAGGTGATCGTCGTCGGGAACCGCTGGGCCTTCAACGACCTGAACTCCTGGATCCGCGCCAACGAGCCGCACTACCAGATCCTGAGCAAGGGGGCGACGACGGACGGGACCGTCGATGGCCCGGCGATCTGGCCGGAACGGTTCGGGGACGGGGTGCTCCCGCAGCTCCTGACGACCCTCGGCCCGCGTCTGTACTCCGCGTTCTACGCAAACAACCCGGTGGCCGAGGATTCCCGCAGCTTCGACCCCACCATGCTCCGCAAGTATGGCAAGCTCCCGGAGTTGCCCTTGCGGGTGTTGACCGCGGTGGACCCGTCCATCAGCGAGCGGAAGACCGCCGACCCCCGGGCCATCGTTACGATCGGGATGGACCCGGACTACTCTATCTACGTCCTGGATGCCCGGCGCGGCCGGTGGGGCGTGGACGAGTTCATCGATCACCTCTTCGACGTGCAGGCGATCTGGAAGCCCCGGGTCATCGGGTTCGAGGCGGACGGCTACCAGAAGCTCTTCTTCTGGCCGATCCGGGAGGCCATGCGCCGGCACGGGGTGACGCTGAACATCCAGGCCATGTCCGCCATCGCCCGGGGCCGGAAGATCGCGCACATCGAGACGCTGCACGAGTACCTGGCCAACGGCAGCCTGTGGATCGGCCCGAACATGCCCGAGCTCGAGACCGAGCTGGCGGAGTTCCCGCTCGGACAGCACGACGACCTGCTGGATGGCCTGGCCTACGCGGTGCGCCTCGCCCGGCCGGCCTCCCGGGAGCAGGTGCAGACCACCAACCCCTTCGTGGTCGAGAACATCCTGGCCGAGTTACGGCAGAAGGCCGGACAGGGACCCGCGCCGTGGTCCTGGCCGCATCGGGCTTGACAACGGGGCCGGGCACGGCGCACACTCCCGGCTGAGGAGGACCCATGGACAACGCCAGCGCTCCCGCGATCGCCGCCCTCGCCATCCTTCGCCCGTTGCTCACCCAGTTTCAGGCCCTCATCACGACCCTCGATCAGGCCGGCGAGATCGAGCAGCGCCTAGCCGAGGCCACCGAAGCCCACGTAGGGCTCACGGCCCAGAGCGCTCGCCTCGAGGAGGTCCTCACCACGAAGCGCCAGCAGGCCGAAACGGAAGCGGCCCGGCTGGATGCCCAGTACCGGAAGATCCAGCACGACGGCAATCAGAAAGTGGCCGAGTTGCGGGCTCGCCTGGCCCAGATCGGCCAGCAGATGCAGGATGACGCGAAGCAGGCCGAGGCGCTGCATGCCGAGCGGATCGCGGTGCTGGGCCAGGAGCTCGACGCCTTGACGCAGGCCCGGGACGAGACCAGCGCGCAGCTCAAGGCGAACCGCGAGGCCTTGGCGACGCTCCACGACCAACTCGCCGGCATGCGCGCGTAAATGGCCACGGTCCCCGTCACCCGGATCTCCTTCCTCGGATCCATCATCTTGCGGTGGGTCCTCGGGAACGGAGACGTGGGCGCCGTGGCCACGATGCCCGGGGCCGGCCATGACCGCTCCGTTCACCTCTACGGGACGCCCGGGGTCGGCTTCGGGATCGTCATCGAAGGCTCGGACGAGGCGAGCATGGCCCCCGCGAACCTGGTGACCCTCCGCGATCCGTTCAACACCGCCCTCAGCTACACGACCTTGCCCCAGCTCCGGACGATCCTCGATCCGTGTCTCCATGTCCGGCCCAGGAACACCGGGGGGGACGGAACGACGAGCGTGACCGTGGACATCTTCACGCCGGGCAGTCGGCGCTGATGCACTACTACCTCGCCCCGTGGGCCTGGAACACCACCGAGGCGGAGCCATTCTGGGAGCGCCCGCGCCCCGACCTCAACCTTGGGGGAAGTGACCTCCGTTCCTTGCCCGAGCAGGGCCCGCCTCCCGGCGGAGGCGTCGGTTTCTTCGTGCTCACCGACCGACCCGCCACCGATCCCTCGGACTGGCTCTACCTTGGTCCAGACCTCGCGGGCGCCCTGTCCCTGGCACAGCTTCGGGACGCGGAAGGCCTCGTGAGCGCCCCGGGTCAGTTCTCCTCGTCGGTGCTCCTGGACTGCGGCGTGGAACTCCTGACACAGATGGCCGACCCCGAGGGCGTCCTGCGCGTCCGGCCGCTGATGCCCACGCGAGACGGCATCATGGAGTGGCACCTGCCCGGGAACTCTGTCGTCTGGCGCGAGCGCTTCAGCCCAGTGCGTCATCCTCGCGTGATTGAGATGGAACAAGGGAACTACCGCGCCATCCGCGCGGCCGCGCTGCGGGGAGAGATGGGCCCTGGGCGCGGTGGTCCGCCGGACCGCGACTTCCATCGGCGGTATTTGCAGGTGCTCGTGGAGAAATACGGGCTGCCGTTCGAGCGGTTCATCCTCGCCGGCCTGCCGCGGGAGACGCCGCTCCCGCATGGGACGACGCTCAACGACACCTTCAACCGGGCCAACCAGGCCCCGCTGGGCACCTCGTCCGACGGCTGGGCCTGGTCCCAGATCGAAGGCAGCAACTCTCAGGTGGCGGGGAACGTGGCCGAGCCACCGGGGGACACCACGCAGAGCCGCAGTCGGGCGCAATCTGATCTTGCCGGCAACGATCATTACGCACAACTCGGCAGTGTCAACTTTGCTAACGCGGGTGCCACAGTTCACCTGATTGGCACGCTTGCCCGCTATCAACCGAGCGGCGCGACGCCCGACTTCTACCAGGGGCGCATCGGTGCGCGAAGCACGCCGGCGCCGTTGAGATTTGTGGATCTGTTCAAGCGCGTCTCGAACACGTTTACGCAGTTGGGGTCAACGATCAGCGTGACCCTGCTCGGAAACGACGTGATCTTGACGCAGGCTAATGGATCAACGATCACCTGCGACTTCAACGCAGTGACGCAAATCACGCAATCGGACTCCGCCGTGGTGAGCGGCACCCGCACAGGGGTCTTGCTCCGCACGGGCACCGGCGTGGCGGCGGATGCCATCGCGGACAACTTCCAGGCGGCGGACCTGGCGGCGGCCGGCGTGACCTACCCGCGACTTGAGCGCGGCATCCGCGGCCTGAATCGTGGCCTGGCAGTGGGGATGCGCTGATGCCATTCTTGCGCAAGTACAACACGCTCCTCGTGACTGGGACCACGGCTATTCGGATTCCGATCATCAAGCGCGACGTCGTGGACTTCGCGGTGGGTGCAGACTGGACCCCCGCAGCCGGCGACGTGAAGGTGTTCACCGATGCCGTCGCCGTGGCGAACATCACGAACCTCCCCACGGCCATCGCCTCAGGCAACACGGCGCAGTGGGAGTTCATCCTGACGGCCGCCGAGCTCTCTGGCAAGCAGGTCCTCGTGATGGTTGCCGACGCGGCCGCCAAGGCCGTCGAGGACCAGGCCTTCATTGTCGAGACCTTCGGCCACGCCTCGGCGATGTACGCCGCGGATCTGTCCCTAGCGAACCTGCCCGCGAACGTGACGCAGCTTCTCGGGACGGCCTGGCTCGCCCCGGGCGTGGCCGGGACCCCCGACGTGAATACGAAACTCCTGGGCGGGACGGCACAGACCGGGCGGGATGTGGGCGCCAGCGTGCTCCTGTCCGCCGGGGCCGGGGCGGGGCAGTTGGACTTCGCGGCGGGGGTGGTAAAGGCCAACCTCGCGCAGATCCTCGGCACGGCCCTCACAGAGACGGCGGGTCAGATTGCCGCCGCCTTCAAGAAGGTGTTCGATGTCGCGGCGGCCACGTTCACCGCGCTCAGCGTGAACCAGACCGGCGACAACTTTGCGCGACTCGGGGCCCCAGCGGGAGCGAGCGTCAGCGCGGATGTGGCCGCGGTGAAGGTGGACACGGCGGCGATCCTCGTGGACACCGGGACCACGCTAGACGGTCGCATCCCCGCAGCCCTGATTGGCGGGCGCATGGCCGCGGACGTGGAGGCCGTGGCGAACGCGACCGGGGGGATTGCGCGGTTCGAGCGCGGCATGCGGGCGATCACGACGTTCACGATCGGCGCGGGTTCGACGACCACAGACCTCGTGCTCTCGGCCATCGACCCGGCCTTCCTCGCCAACGACCAGTTCAAGGGGCTGGTGCTCGCGTTCGACAAGGATACGACCACGGCGAACCTGCGGGGCCAGAAGACGACGATCACCACGGGGAACTTCGGGACACAGCACTTCACCGTCACCGCCCTGACGGATGCCCCGGTGAACGGGGACACCGGGGTCATCATGTAAATGGCCCAGATCACGCAGCCGGTCCCGACGGGGCTGTGGGGCAAGCTCTATGGGAGTTTCGTCGGGAAATCGGCCTCGACGCCCGGGACTGCACCGATCACGCAGCCGGTCCCGACGGGACTCTGGGGACGACGGTATGGGAACTTCGGGGGCAAAGCGGCATCGGCAGTGGGCGTCCAGAGCTATCAGCCGCTCTTCCGACCGCGCCGGCGGTAGAGAAGGCTTGACAGGGGTGGCGCAGCTTTGACATGCTAGATGGGGTAGGAGGAACGGGAGATGGCGAAACGCCCGATGAAAATGCGTGCAGGCCGGGCCGGCAAGGCGGCCCCACCCGGGCCCGACTTCGACCTGTTGGGAGGCCTCAAGGCGGCGGCGCCGAAGCGGGGCACGCCCAAACCCCCCCGGACCTCCGCGGCCGGCTACCGCGGGATGAAGGGAATGAAAGGAATGATGTCATGAAGCGCCCCTGGGGAGTCCTGACCCTCGCCCTCCTCCTCTTGCTTGCGCTCCTCGCGCCCGCCCACGCCCAGCGCCTGGTCGGGGTCACCCTCTCCAGCGGCACGGTGGCCGCCACCGGGGACGTGGCCACGTTCGACGTCGGCGTGAACGCCGACATTGGCCTCCAGGTGAGCGGCTCGGCCTTCGTGGGGACGATCCTCTACGAGGGCACGGTCGACAAGACCAACTGGATCGGCTTCGGCGGGTCGGTCGGCGCGACCTCCGGCAACGTGATCCGCGTCTTCCCGGTCTCGGGCCTCCAGCAGATTCGGCTCCGCGTCACCGCCGTCACAACCGCCGGCACGGTGAGTTATACGCTCTTCGGCTCCCCGGTCTCCTCGAGCATCGGCGGGTTGACGATGAGCGCGAGCCCCCAGACCACGTCTCTTGCCACGAACATCCGCGCGGCCCCGGCCCGGCTCTACGCCGTGACGATGAACAACCCCCACTCGGCGACGTGCTACCTGCAGATCATCAACAAGGCCTCGCCGACACTCGGCACCGATGCGCCCTTGCTCTCCCTGGGTCTCGTGAATGCCGGAGCGACGACGATCACCTTCCCCTACGGGGTGGACTTCACCACTGCCCTGGCCGCCGGCAGTACCACGACGGCCACCGGAGCGACGGGTTGCGGGGGGGCGGGTGGCGCCGCCGGGATGGTCTACAACCTGATCTTCAAGTAGGAGGCACCGATGTCAGGCAAGCGTCCCTGGGGGAAGATCGTGAGCCCGAAGCAGACGGAAAGCCCGGACGGCGTGCCGAAGTTCACCGGCAGCACGCTCCCGAAGGGTGCGGCGCAGCCGAAGAAGTAACCCGAAGCACTCTCGATCGTTCCTGACGCCCCTCGACGGGGGGGCGGGCCAGGCACAGAGGGCATCGTGGGCGCCCACCCCACGGTGCCCTTTGTGCTTCGCAGGAGCCATGAGCGAACGCGACGAGGTCCAGGACTGGCAGGAGCAGATCCGCCAGGCGGAGCGCTTCCTCGAGGAGGGCGGCCGCCTGGAGAACTGGAAGCGCGCCCGGACCTGGTACGACAACGACTACGGCGACAACGTATTCTCCGTGAACCACGTCTTCGCGATCGGGCGCGGCCTGGTGCCTTCGCTCTACTTCAAGAACCCGACCATGACGGTCCGAGCCCTCCCACGGGTCGGCGTCGATCAAGCGCGGGCCACGGCCGCGGCTCGAGCGCTCGAAGCCGTGGACCAGTGGCTCATCCCGCACATCGGCCTCAAGCAGCAGATCAAGATCGGCATCCTGGACAGCTTCACGTCCAACCTCGCGGTCTTCAAGGCCGGCTACCACTCGCTCGCCACCGAAACCCCCCGCCAGCGGACCCAGGACCCGATCACCCAGCAGATGATCGACGAGGCCGCGGTGCTCCTGGGCGAGCCGGCCGCCGAGGCCCTGGCCGAGGAGGAGACGGAGCGCCGGGCCTACTCGTACGACGACTCCGTGCGCCCCAACGCGCCCTGGGTCCTCGGGGTCCGGCCCGATGACTTCCTCGTCCCGGCCGGCACGAAGCGCTGGAGCGGCGCCCCGTGGTGTGCCTTCCGGATCGTGCGACCCCTCGAGGACGTACAGGCGGACCCGGTCTACCGAAAGGCCGTCCGGGAGGACCTGGAGGCGAACACCGGCATCCAGCCCAGGCGCCGGGGCGTGGTCTCGCCCAAGGAACACCAGCAGATCCGCGAGCCGGAGCTCTGGCAGGGGTGGGAGATCTGGGACAAGCGGGACGGCCGGATCCGGGTCATCGCCGAGGACACCGAGGAACGCTACCTCCGGAACGAGGAACACAACCTCGGCATCGACGGCCTCCCGGCCGAGCTGCTCCAGTTCAACCCGGTCCCCTGGGACTTCTGGGGCCCGAGCGACGTGCAGGAAATCCACAAGCAGGTTATCGAGCTCAACGAGACGCGCACCCTGGAGATGCGGCACAAGCGGGCGGCCGTTCTGAAAATCCTCATCGACGCGGGTTTGCTCCAGAACGATGCCGACCGGGAGAAGTTCACGAAGGGCGAGGTCTCGGCCATCTTCACGAACGGTCCCCCGGGCGCCGGCGGGGTCTTTCAACTCCAACCACAGATGTCCCGGGACGTGTTCGCCGTCGGCCAGGAGATCGAGCGCGACCTCCGGTCGGTGACCGGATACGGCCGGAACCAGCAGGGCGAGTACGACACCTCGTCTCGCCGGACCGCCCACGAGGTGGCCGCCGTCCAGGCCGCCCTGCAGCTGCGCTCCGATGAGCGCCGGGATCAGGTGGCCGACCTCCTGTCGGCGCTCTTCCAGCGGAAGATCCACCCGATGCTCTTCACCTTCTGGACCACGCCCCGTGCGGTGCAGATCAGCGGGCAGGGCACCTGGACGGAGTTCACGGCGGCCGAGATCCAGGGTGACTACCTCGTCCAGGCCGTGGCGGACAGCGCTGTTCCGCTCTCGCGCGCGCTCCGGCAGCAGGGCGTGTTGATGGCGTACAAGACCTTCGTGAACAACGACCGGCTCGACCAGCGGCGGCTGCTCCAGGCCACGCTGGATGCGTTCGACGACGTGTTGCCGGCCGACCTCATGCTGCCCGAGGAGGTCTACCAGCAGATCGCCCAGCAGAAGCAGGCGATGATGCAGCTGCTGGAACTGTCCAAGCTCCGGCCGCACCAGCCCACCAAGGGCGGGATGGGCCAACCGGCCGGCGCACTCGGAGGGCGCGGTGGTCCGGCATGACGTGGAGTGCCAGTCGTGCCGGGTGGTGTTCGAAGCGGGGACGACCGACGGCACGCCCTGTCCCGGATGCGGATCCCGGCAGACGCTGTGGCTGCCCCAGGCCATGACGCAGCCGATCTTTCAGGGATTCTGGCATCCGCACCTGGGGCACGAGCCGGTCTACATCGACTCGGCGAAGGGCCTGGATCGCGCCCTGGACGCCGTGGGGGGCTACATCAAGCCGGCCCGGAAGACGGGGCCGCCGGAGCGGCTCCCGCAAACCTACGAGGAGGCGCAATGCACCGGATGAGGCTGTTCCCGATCTGCGGTGGGGAGGACGAGCCCAAGGGGGACCCGCCCGAGGACTCCCAGGGACCGACCAAGGCGGAGGTGGCCGAGCTGCAGCAGCAGCTCCAGCAGGCGGAGGGGAACCGCAAGAAGCTGGAAGCCATGCTGCTCGACCCCTCCTACGTGGAGTTCATCGCCACGCGGACCAAGGGGGGCGTGAAGGAGAAGCCCGAGGGCAAGGCGGCGGAGAACGAGCCCGATTTCGACGCCATGTCCACCAAGGATCTGGTGAAGTTCCTGGACGGCCGATGGGAACAGCGCGTGTCGGAGCTGGTCAAGGGCGTGCGCGAGGAGTCGGCGCACGACCGGTCCGTGCGCGTCATCAACGAGACCGCCGGCCGGCATGCGGACTTCTGGGAGTACCGGGAGACCCTGGAGCAGATCGCCCAGGCCTATCCGAACCTCCACCCCGAGCACGCCTACCTGCTTGCCAAGCAGCTCCCCAAGCCGGCCAAGGCCGCGGCCGCCCGCGAGGAAGTCGCGGCCGCCGTGGAACCGCGGGCCACCCCGAGCGAGCGCCCGAGCAACGCCAACCGCTCCACGCGCGTCCCGGCCGCCGCGAACGGGGCCGACGCCTTCAAGAAGGCCTGGAAACAACACGTGGGCAACAAGGAGAGCCTGTGATGAACACCGAGGTCGTCCGCATCCGCCCGCACACCATCCTTCGGGTGCCCCGGCCCCGCTTCCCGTTGATGGGCGGCGCGGCGACCCCGGAGAGCCTGATCGAGACGCTCGACAACCTCTACTCCACGACCTGGCAGTTGATGAACAAGGAGGTCGTGGACAACATCTTCGGCTCGACGCCGCTCTGGTACTGGATGAGCTCTCGGAACCGGGTGCGCCGGACGAAGGGCAGCCGGTGGATCGGCGTGCCGTTGATGTACGGCAAGAACGCGACCGTCGGCTCCGTCGGCCGCGGCGGGCAGGTGCCGATCACCGAGACCAACATCGAGACCACGGGGAAGTACGACTGGAAGAACGTGGCGGGGAGCGTGGTCCGCTATCGCCAGGACGATCAGCAGAACACCGGCGCCAGCGAGATCCGGGACCTGGCCCTCGACAAGATCAAGAACCTGGAGCTGTCGCTGATCGACCAGCTCGAGGTGCAGTCCTTCGGGGACGGGTCCGGCAATGACGGCAAGGACATCCTCGGCCTGCGCGCGATCGTGAAGTCAGACCCGACCACGAACCCGGCCACGCCGCCGGGGAACATCGGCGGGATCGACGCGGCGACCAACACGTGGTGGCGGAACAAGCAGCGGACCTGGGACACCATGGGCCTGCTGTCCGGGGACACCGACATCGCCTTCAACCTCCGGAAGCTCTACAACCTCTGCTCCAAGAGCAACGACCACCCGACGCTGCTCCTGACCGAGGTGACCCAGTACGAGCGCTACGAGGCGAGCCTCCTGGGGAAGCTGCAGGTCTACGATGTGTCGGAGTTCGGCGACCTGGGCTTCCAGGCGCTGCGCTTCAAGGGGTCGGCGCTGACCTTCGGGGACTCCTGCCCGGCAGGGACGCTCTACGAGCTGAACGAGCGCTACCTGCTGCTCTACATCGACCAGGCCGCCGACTTCGACATGACCGAGTGGAAGGGCATCCCGGACCAGTTCGACCGGGTGGCCCAGGTGATCGTGACGTGCCAGTTCACCACGAACAACCGGCGCATGCAGGGCGTCCTCACGGGGATGCCGAGTTAACCGCGGCCCCGAGCAGGGGCGGCAAAGGAGACATCCGATGCCTATTCCGACGACGCATCCGACGGCCCTGACCGACACCGGGACCACGCCCAATGAGCGCCTGGGCACCCCGCGCACCGAGGTGGACTCCACGTACGGGGCCCGGGACTTCCTGTACTGCTTCAACATCAGCGCCTCGACCATCGCCGAAGGCGAATCGGCCATGCTCGAGGGCGCCGGGACCGAGGTGACCCTGAGCGACGGCTCCGTGAGCAAGGCCATCCGCTCCTCGGGCTCGTTCATCACCGACGGCGTCAAGGTCGGCGACCTCATCGTCTGCACCGACGACGCGGGCGCCGCGGGCGCCGCCCCGGAGCAGGAGTACTCGATCGTCACCGGCGTCACGGCCCTGCAGATCGACTTCTCGCCGGAGTTGACGGTGGCCCTGGTGTCGGGGGATAAGGTCAACTTCTTCCGGCGGTCGTCCGTGAAGACTGCGGCCGACGCCTGCGGGGCCCCGGAGTACGCCGGCATCGCCATGGCCGCCGTGGTGACGCTCGGCTACGGGTGGTTCCAGGTCGCCGGCATTCACCCGGCCGCGAAGGTCAAGGCGAGCACGGCCTACGCCGAGGGCGCCCTCATGAAGCCCGGCGCGGGCGTGCTGGACGTGGTCACCGATACCGAGGATTCCGGGGAGGCGGTGGCCGTGGTGCTGGTGGGCATCCAGAGCGATGCCGTGCGCAACCGCACGGTGGTGCGGCTCTTCGGGCCGAGCCGGTGACCGGACGGCCCCATGCCCACGGGCAACGGCCTGCTCGACCGGGCGGCGCTGGAGGTCAACCGGGTCGATGACCTCGGCTCGACCGGGACCAACGTTGCCCAGGCGAAGGCCTATCTCGACGACGCGATCCGCACGCTCGTAAACCGCCACGACTTCACGTGGCGCGTCTTGCCCACGGTCTTGTCCGTGGCCTGTGCCGTGACCAGCCCGCCCACGGTCCTGTACGACGCCTCGGCGGGCGGCGGGGGCGTTAAGATCCAGGACATCGCCGGCATGGTGCTCGACACGGCGGCGGTGGACAGCTTTCCGATGGAGGAGATCCCGCTCACCCGCTACCGCAGGGACTGGGCCAACGTCCTCTACGAGTCCAACAGCAAGCCGCGCGTCTACGCCAAGGTCGGCAAGTACTCGTTCCTCGTGGCCCCGCCGCCCGAGTCGGCCAGCCACAGCTTCAAGATCACCTACTGGCCCGAGTACACGGCCATCGCCGACTTCACCAAGGACCTGTTCGATCCGACCCTGGTGGGGAACAGCTTCTTCGCCCCCCGCGCCGAGGAGGCGGTCTACCTCGGCCTGCTCATGCGCATGTACCGCTACGCGCGCGACTGGACCGCCGCGGGGGCCATCGCGGGGCAGCTCGAGCAGGAGATCCTGGCCGTCATCAAGGACGACCGCGAGAAGCCGAACCTCAGCTACCCCATGCAGCCGTTCATGGCTCGCGACACGGTGCCCCGTTCCGCCTACTGGGCGAACCCGTGGAGCCGGAGCCAGGAGTAGGAGGAGCCGTCATGCGCATCCGCAAGGTGCTGTATGTCCTGGTCCCTGCCGTGTTGCTCGCGGCCTGCGTCACCTACGCCGCGCTGCCCAACACGCTCAACCCGGCGACGCCCGCCAACACCGACCTGGTGAGCGCGGGGGCCGGGCAGATCCGGAACTTCAAGCAGTACCTGATCGACGTGTTCGGCCTTCCGAACAACGTCGCCGTGACCTCGGCGGCCATGAGCATCGCCACGGACGGGAAGATCACGGTGCCCTCCGCCATCACCCTGACCACTGGTGTGGACAACCGCCTCAACGCGACGAAGGGAGTGTTCGTCACGGGTGAGACCACGCCGGCATCAGGTGAGGGGCTCTTCCTGAGTTACTTTGGGAACATCGGCTGGATCTATTCCTACACCTACACCGGAGCCGCGTACCGGCCACTTACTCTCCTTTCATCCACCTTCGCCATTCAGACGTCCACGAACTTCTTTACGATCGACTCCGGGGGATCGTCCATGTCCTCTACTGCGCCGATCTCCCCGGCGCGGGGGACGTTTGACATTCAAGGCAACAACGCCAAGCCCTTCACGATGAGCAAGAGCACGGCGGCCGTCTCCGCGCCGAGCTCCGGCGTCGGTCTCCTCCGCTGGGAGACCGGCACGAACGCGGGCACCCTCAAGCTCGTCGCCTACTCAGGCACCAGCACGACGGGGGTGACGGTGGTCGACAATGTCGGATCTGGGAACTGATGCCTCCGATCAACGGCACGCTGAACTTGATCGGGCGCGGGGCCATCGTCGCCCTCCTGGGCGTGTTGACCTACTTTGCGAAGGCCACGTACGAGCAGCAGCAGCACCGATCCTTGCAGGTCGAGCGCCTCATCACGCAAGTCGAAGGCTTCGATCGGCGCATCGGCGCGATCGAACTGGCCGTGGAGAATCTCCGCGAGGAAAGCCTGAAGATGCGTGAGCAGGTCCATCAGGTCATCAAGCGCCTGAAGTGACCGGACATGCCCGCGCGCGCTCGCCTGCCGGTCCTCGTCCCGCATGACCTGAGCCAGCTGCGCCAGTTCCTCACCACCAAACTCCTCGAACTCGACGCCGCCCTGGGAACCCTCTACCAGGGCACCGGGACCCCCGAAGGGGTCATCGCCGCCCCCGTGGGCTCGCTCTACGAGCGTCTCGATGGGGTCGCCGGCGCCACCCTCTACGTGAAGGAGTCCGGCGAGGGCCTCACCGGCTGGACGGCGCTCGGGGCCGCCGGCCTCACGGGCGCGGGGGCCGCACAGCGACTCGCCGTCTGGACCGCCGCCGCGGCGCTGTCCGGGTACGCAGACTTCACCTGGGACGCGACGGCCAAGACCCTCACGGTCGGCATTCCCTCCGTCACCCAGGGCACCGGGACCCCCGAGGGCGTGGTGGCGGCTGTGGTCGGCTCGCTCTACCTCCGGACGGACGGGGCAGGTGGCACAACGCTCTACGTGAAGGAAACGGGGGCGGGCACCACCGGATGGACGGCCTTGGGGGCGGCGGGCGCTCTGAGTGGGTCCGGAGTCGTGGACCGGTTGGCCTACTGGACGGCGGCGAGTGTCCTGGGTAGCGACGCGGCCTTCTATCTGTCCTTCGGGGCGTCCCTGACCGCCCTGGTCGCCGGGGGGATCGGCGGGAACCGCTCGGGCCAGATCGCGGTGCAGAAGAACGCCCTGACCGCCAACGCCTCGTTCACCCACTTCGACAACGCCAACTCCGTGAATAGCTTCACCCATGGGGTGTTCGGCGACAACTCGCTCTGGCAGATGAAGGCGGGGGGCCCGACCGGCACGACCCGGATGACCATCCACACCGGAGGCCGGGTGCGGGTTGGCGCCGGGCAGGCCAACGTCACGCTGGACGTGCTCGGGGGGCTGGCCCTGGGGTTCGTGAACAAGGCGGTGAACTACACGTTGACCGCTGACGACTTCGCGGTCTACGTGGATGCGTCCGGGGGCGCGAGAACCATGACCCTTCCTGCGTCAACGGACGCGCCCAAGATCATCTACTTCATCAAGAAAGTGGATGCGAGCGCGAACGCGGTGACGATCGCCCGCAGCCTCACGAACACGATCGACGGGGCCACCAGCCTGACCCTCGCGGCGCAATGGAACGGCGCCTTGCTCACCAACGACGCGGCGGGCAGCTGGTACGTGATCGCGCTGATCTGAGATGGCTTCCCCGCTGACCCTCCTCGGCCTCGGCAAACAGGGCCTCGCTACGAACGACCCGCGCGAGCAGCTCGACCCGCGCCAGGCCCGGGTGATGTCCAACGTCCGATCCTTCCAGGGGAAGATGCAGACGGCGCCGGGTGACACCGCCATCCTCGCCGGACTGGGCTCGGGCAAGGTCCTCGGCCTCCTAGGGTGGGAAGGGCCGGACGGCCTGCCCTACCTGCATGCCGGGACGCCCGACAAGCTCTACCGGGTCGACAGTGCGTCGGGGACCTTGATGGACGTGACGCGCGCGAGCGGGGCCTACAACGGGTCGGCGTTCCAGCGCTGGGACATGGCGACCTTCCTCAGCCGGGTCTTCGCCACGAACTTCGTGGACAAGATCCAGACGAACGACCCGATGGGCGGCGCCCTGGCGATCGACCTCCCCGGGTCCGCGCCGCAGTGCGGCGCGCTGTCGGGTTTCCTGACCTACCTCGTCCTCGGCGACGTCTCGGGCGACCCGACCCGCATCCAGTGGTCCGACACCGGGAACCCGGAGGCGTGGCGGAACCCGGGCGACGCGCCGAACGGGGATGCCGGGTTCTTCAACATCTACCAGGGTGCCGGGCAGACGCTCCGTCTCCTCCCGCTCGGCAACTACCTGATGGTCTACCGGAGCACGGCGATTCACCTGGTCTACTACGTGGGGCCCCCGTTCATCCTGGGCCAGCAGCAGCAGACGAACGCCCACGGGCTCCTGGCCAAGATGGCCGTGGTGGACCTGATCGGCCGGCACGCCTACTGGGGCACCGACAACTTCTACGTGACCGACGGCGCCACGCGCACGCCGATCGGAAACGCCATCGTGGACGACGCGGTGTCGAGCTACGCGAAGACCTACGCCGACCAGATCCACGCGACGGTGGACTGGATGGGGCACGAGGTCTATTGGTGGTACCCGCCGGCCGGCTCCTCGGACGGGGTGCCGACCAAGGCCTGGGTCTGGAACTACGTGACGGGGGGCTGGCGGGAGAGTACACTGCGAGCAACGGCCAGTGGCACCTGGAAGTCGATCAGCGGGCCGACCTGGAACTCCGTGACGGGGGATTGGGCCTCGCAGGTCCCGACCTGGGCGCAGATGAACCCGACCGCCCAGATCCCGACCGTGGCCCTGGGCCTCGAGACCGGGGCCTTCCGGTTCCTGGACTCGTCCGTGGTCAACGAGGCGGGCGGCGCGCTCACGCGCATCGCCGAGACCGGGCTCGTGGCGGCGGCCGACGTGCTGGCCCGGCAGGGCAAGCCGGACTTCGTCGATGGAGGCTTTGCCGAGCTGCAGCGGCTCGACATCGACCAAGAGAACAAGGGCGCCCACAACCTGGAGGTCAGCGTTGGCACGCAAAAGACGCTCCTGGGAGACGCCGGGATCACCTGGACCGCCTTCACTCTTCTCGCCACGGGGGCGGTTCGCTCCATCTTCCCGCGCCTCCGATCCCGCTACTTCGCCTTCCGCTTCCGCACCACCGGAGCCAGCCAACCCTGGGCCGTCTCCGGCGTCACCGCTTGGTTCGCTCCCGCAGGGGACCGCCCATGATCCGCTTCGCGGAGGACGAACCTTCGTCCGGTGTCAGCGTTGCGGATGGGAGGGGGAGCTCGATCCGGCCCGTCCGGAGTGCCCAGGATGTGCGGGAGATGATCGCGGCGCTCCTCCATGAACCCACGTGGCTCCGAACCGTCAGTGGCCGACTGGCCGAGCAGCGGAGGGGCGATGACGAGTCAGAGGTCTGGGTGGATGGCGATGGGGGAGTCCTTGCCGCGCACATCGTCCATGGCGTCCTGAACGACCCGGACGCGGATGGGTCAGAAACGCCGGTCGTGGTGCTCGAGGTCGCCCATCGAGGGCGAACCAACCGGAGGTTCGCCCAAGACGTCGTGGCGGAGGCGCAGGGCTGGGGGAAGCGCCGAGGGGCGACGGCGATGCTGTTCAGCACGGGTCGCCGGGGACCATGGGAGCGACTCCTGCGGGGATTTCGTCAGGTGTCCGTCACCTACCTGAAGAGGATCTGACCATGCCTCAAGCCCTGATCGGTCCGGCGATCATTGCCGGGGGTGGTATCCTGGGCGGCCTCCTCAGCCGGGACAGCGGCGGCCAGACCGTCACGCAGACCGGCCCGGCTGCCGAGGCCCAGGCGGAACTCCTCCGGAGCCTCACTCCCTACCTCTTGGGGGCCTACGGGAAGCTCTGGGGCACGCCGGGCACCCCCGGCACCCCGGCCGTTCCGGGAAGTCCCGGCATGACCGGGATCTTGCCACGGACGACCGACGAGGGGGCCGGAGGCGAGGGCGGCGTACCTGGCCTGGGGACCGCGGGCACACCGGCGGTTCCTGGGACGCCGGGAACTCCTGGGATGATCGACGCGCTCATCAAGGCCCTCCCCGGCCTGCTCGTCCCCGGCGCCGCGGAAACGGGTCTCCCCGGCGTGATTGGCGGGGTCGGGGGCCAGGTCTCCGGAGGACTCCGGGAGGTCATCGGCCGGCTCATCAGCGGGGCCGGGGCCCCGCTGGACACGGAGGGCACGATCGGACCAATCCGGAGGGCCTTCACGGAGACGGTCGCCCCCGAGGTCCGCCGATCCGCGATGTCGGCCGGGACGCCAGGGGGCACGGGGGAGCAGGACCTCATCACCCGGGCGGCGGGCCGATTCGGGAGCGAGGCGTCCGAGGCGGTGAGTCGGGCAGAGCTGGCCAGACGTCAACTCGGGCTCGGGGCTCTGACCACGGCGGGGGCGTTGATCCCTGGAGCGGGTGAGGCGGAACTGGCCGGCCCGAAGGCCGAGGCCACCCTCGCGGCCCTGGTGCGGGACCTGGCCGTGCGGTCCGCGAGCTCGCCAATGGACACGTTGCTCCGCGGGATCAGTGGCACGCCGTCCCCCTTCGGAGCGCCGACGGGCACGATGACCACGACCGCGCCCTCCTGGGGCACGGAGGTGGGCGGCGGGATCGGGTCGGCCTTGATGCTTTCGCAACTGCTGAAGAACCTCGGACTCTTCAGCGGTGGTGGCGGCGGGGGGGGATCTGCGATCGACTTTGGCGGGATGAGCGGTCTCGTCCCCTACGGGGCGTTCCCGGGATACTAGGAGGCAAGCCATGTACCCGATCATGGGCGGGCAGTTGGGCGATCTCTACCGGTCCCTCCGGGAGGCCTACAACACCTACGAGCAGATGGAGCAGGCCAACCGGCAGGCCGAACTGTTCCGACAGCATCAGGAGCAGTACGGAGGCCGCGCGATCTCTCCGCAGGCTCAGGCGCAGAAGGAGCATCTCGTAGACGCTTGGGGGAGTCCCGAGAAGGTCCCCGCCTGGGCCCAGCAGCAATGGACGGCGACCTGGACGGGCGGGAAGATCCCCTGGGGGGAAGCGACGGCCGGCTTCCGGACCGGCGAGACGCGAGCCGGCGAGCAGCGGGGCCGGGCGGAGATCATGCAGGACATGCGTCAGGTCCGGCAAGACACGCTGCGGGCGATTTCCTCGATTCAGAACGATCCGCAGCTGTTCAAGGATCCTGCGCGCAAGGCCGCCGCGATTCAGACGGTTCGAGAGGCCGCGTCCTCCTGGTTCGACCTCTACAAGGCCAACCCCGCGGTTTCCGGGGATCCCTTCGCGCAAGAACTGATCGGCCGGGGCCGGGCAGACCTCCAGGGCCTTCCCTTGCTCTCCGTCACTCCTCCGCAGAAGGCGGCCGCGCCGGCGGCGCCGCCTGGTCCAACCGTGGCGCCCATGGGGACGTCGCCCCGGCCCACCGCGCCCCCCACCGGACCTGGCATCGGCGCCCTGGCTCCCGCCCCAGCGGCCGGCGGAGGGGCATCGGCGCTGCAGGGGGTCGACCCGGAGATGCTGCTCGAGCTAATGCAACTCCTGCAGGAGCGAAAGCGGCAGCGACAGGCGCAACAGCCGGGGGCTGGGGCCACCGGCCTCCCGACCTTCCCCGGGATTCCACTGGAGGGGCCTCGGACGGGATTCTCCCCCGGTCATACGTTGATGAGGTAGGCCATGGCCGTCGCGGTCCGCGGGTTTCACGAGCGCACGCTCGACCTCAAGTACCCGGCACTGGCTCAGCACATCGCCCGACTCAGGGCGGCGGGGGTCTCCGAGTCCATCATCGAGGACTCGGTGGAGCGGCAACTCCGGGAGGCCGAGGGCCAGGGATACACCCGCCAGCAGGTCGAGACCGTCGCCCGCCAGGGACTCAGGCACCCGATGCCGGTCTACTCCCCGGGAGCCATCGGGGGGATGGGAGACCGCGAGGCCTTCGCCGCCTTCCAGCAGGAGATGGCCAGCCTTGGCGGGCCACCGCCCGAACCTCCCGGCCTCCTGTCCGCCTTCGGCCGGGGCATGCTCCGGGGGCTCACGCTGGGCTACGCCGGGGAGTACACCCCTGAGCACCCGCTAGCCACCATTGCCGGGGAAATCCTTGGCGGGATCGTGCCCGGCGCGGCCCTGTTCGCCGCCGCTGCTCCGGTCGGTGGCATCACCGCCGGCCTCGTTGGCGCCTCGCGCTTTGCCCCACTGGCCGCCCGTTTCGGCCCCGTGGCCGCCCGCCTGGGATTGGGGCAGACGGGCGCCGCCGGCATCGGAGCCCTGGCACGCGAGGCAGCAACCGGTGCGGCCTTCGGTGGGCTCTGGAACCCCGAAGAAGGGGGGATGGGCCAGCGGGTCGAGAGCGCCGCCATCGGGGCCGTGACCGCCCCCCCGCTCGCCCTGGCCCTCAGAGGCCTCGGCGCGGGCCTGGGAGCGGCCAAGCGGCGATTGTTCCCTGGGACCGAGACTCCCAGTGTCCCCGGACAACTGGCGTTGCCTCCTGGGGCGTATGCGATGCCCCCGTCCAGCGAGGCGGTGCCTGGGGCGGCGCGTCCGGTGNGATGGCCGGAGCGCTACGTGAGAGGGATGGAGGCCTACGACGAGGCCTTGCGGGGCATCCTGCCTCGACCAGGGCAGCGGGCGTTGCCTTCGGCCCGGTTCGAGATGGAAGGCCAGACCACCACCCAGCCGTGGTTCCCGCCGGAGCGCCCGATCCCCAGGGCAGGCGGATTCTCTCCTGAGCCGCCCCCCTCCCCGCCAGGTGTTCCACGTGGAACCCCACCCGGGCCGCTCCCAGGGGGACCGACAGGAGAAGGCCGACCAGGTCCCCCGCCCAGGCGCACAGGGCGCGGGGGCCCCAAGGTCCCGGTCATCACCGCGTCCGGCCAGCGCGTCATGCGGCCGGTGGAGTCTCTTGGCCTGGAGGACCTGGCCAGCATCGAGGGGGTCAAGGTCGAGCTGCGGGGGGCCGGCGAGACGGCGGGATTCACCATTCGCGCCCGCCCGGATGGGCAGGTGGAGGCGGTTGGCCGCGGGGGAACCCTCGACATCTTCCCGGACGAGGCGGCGGCCGGGAAGTTCGTCCAAGGCGCGACTCAGTCCGGGGGGGCCGCCCTGAAGCAACCGGTCGAGCAGACGACGTCGGGGGGGACCAGCACGCTCGACAAGGCGATGCGCGGTGCGGCGCTGGGAGTCGATGACCAGGCGAACCTTCAGCGCCAGCGTCTCGCCAACGCCTCCGGCAAGGACCCCTTCGCGGCAGAGATCGCTGACCCGGCCCGGGTCGAGGGGTCGCCGTCCTGGGAGGTGGTGCCCGACCTGCCCAAGGGCCAGGTGCGGGTGCTGACCGGCATCCGAACGCGGGGTGACCTCGCACAGGCCCAGGCGGCCGTCGAGAGGGCCGGCTACAAGTTCACCTTGGCTCAGGTACCTGCTCGCACAGGCCCAGGCGGGTTCGACCTGTACTACTACTTTGCGAAGTCGCCGAGCATCACCAAGGCNATCGGTCTCCAGCGGCAAGTCCGGAGCCTCATCGTCCCCTCAGGGAAGTTGTCCGCGGAGAACCAGCAGTTCGTTGGCCGCATGTTCGGCAAGACCGAGGCCGAGATCGCCGCGGAGATGGCCGCCGCCAAGGCGCCAGGCCCATCGGCCACGGCCGGGAAGGCGGAGATCGGCCAGATCCGCAAGACGCCAACGTTCCGCCCAGGCCAGGTGGCGAGTGAGGAAGAGCGGCGCATCGCCGCAGAGACCATGGCGAAGCTCAAGGCGGAGAGGGAGAGCACGAAGGATCTGCTGCGGGAGGCGAAAGCCGGTGGCAATATCACCGCGGAACAGGAGCGCGAACTCATCGCCAGCATGGAGACCCGCGCCGCGGCCGAGGAGGCGGGAACCGACTTCCCCTTCGGGGCAGCCGAGGGGCGCCTGCATGGGCGGACGGTCAAGCGCCGCGGGGCGGGACCGGACTTCACGAAGTCGGATCGTGAGGCTGTGCGGATGATGACCACGCGGGCCCCCGAAGACGCCTCGGCCGACTTCCTGGTGGAAACTTCGCCAGGCATCGCCCGCCGACTCGGCCTCCGCAAGGGCATGACCATCGGCGAAGTGCGGCAGGCCGCCGGGCTAGACGTCAAAGCCGGCCTCACCCCCGAGCAGACGCGGCGGCAACTCCGGGACCTGGGGGACCAGGCCATGGCTCGCCTGGCGCCTGGCGAGGGCATCCCCCGGGTGCAGGCCGGTGAATCCGCGCCCTCCCGGTGGCGCTTCGCCATGCCCTGGGTCCAGCCTCAGCAGAGCCAGAACCCCTTCATCGCCCAGCTCGGGTTCGAGGGCAAGAAGGCGGAATCCTCGGCGGTTGACCAGCTCAAGAAGTGGGGCGACTGGGGTCGGGAGCGGATCGTGGGAGCGGTCGGGGGGGCCGGGACGCCCTCGGACGCCCGGGCCTTCAAGATGGTCCAGGGGGAGATCCCGCTGGCCAAGGCCACGCCCCAGGAGCGGATCGCGGTCGAGAGCTGGCGCGAGGCCATGCGGGACTTCGCCCAGCGGCTCGGGACCCCCGACTGGCTCAACTACGTGACCCACGTGACGGACTTCGAGACGATCTACCAGGCCTTGCGCGGGCACTTTGCGGGCAAGGTCACGCTGGCGGACCTCGACACCAAGGTCGCGTTCCGCGTCGGCTCCCCGGCGCGCTTCGAGCACTTCCGGAAGGTGTTCCAGGGCTTCCCCGACTGGGAGCGGCTCCCGCGCACGGTCAAGACCGAGCTGAAGGAGCTGTGGAAATTCAACACGATTGCCGACACCTGGGACAGCCTGCCCGAGTTCTTGCAGCAGCAACTGCCCAAGGCCGTGTTCGACCGGTACCTGCTCCCCAGGATCGGCGAGGCCCCGTACAAGGAAAGCCTGGTTGCGGCCTGGCAGCACTACGTGCCGATCGCCGTGAAGAAGATCGAGTTCGACCCGCTCCTCGCCAAGTGGAACAAGATCCTGACGGAACTCCCGGGCCCCGACCTGCCCCTGACCGAGAAGCGCTACATGCGGACCTACCTCGAGGGCCGCATCCTCGGCCGGCCCACCCAGACCGACCAGATGCTCGGCTACCTGACCGACCGGATCAACCTGGCCCTCGGCAAGCCGCTGTTGAACGTGGACCAGATCCACGCCGGCGTCACCTTGTTCCGGTCCGGTTTCTACCGGGGCTCCCTCGGCATCGACTCGGCCTTGACCAACACGACCCAGGTGCTGAACAACTGGGCCCAGAACGGCAAGGTCGTCGGGCCGTTGTTCAAGCACATCTCCGCGTTCTCTGATCTGCGCCAGCGGGGGCTGGTGGGTCAGTTCGTGGACCTGACGACCGAGGACTTCCCGGCCCGGATGCGCTCCGGGGTCATGGAGAAGGTGCTTCGGTGGGATCAGGCGCTCACGCGCGCGGTCCTGTCGCCGATGTCCATCACGGAGTACGCGAACCGCGGGGCCGCGTTTGCCGTCGGGATGGAGGAGGCGGCGGCCCGGGGGCTCAGCCCGAAGGCCATGCTGGTCAACGCCTACGCCAAGGCGAGCAGCCTTGTGCCCCCCCTGGAGCTCTCCGAGCAGATTCAGCACGCGCTCTTCAAGGTGGTCCCGCAGACGCAGTTCGGGATGTCCTCGGCCGAGATGGCCCCCATGTTCCGCGGGGTCCTGGGGCGGGTCAGCAGCCTCCTCGTCACCTACCCGACGCAGCAGGCGGCCTTCGAGATCCGGGGCCTCGTGCAGTCCAGCAAGGCCATGGCTCAACACCTGCAAGGCAAGAGCCTGTCGGAGGGATTCGCGGAGGCGGTGGCGGCCGGGGACGCGGGGCGCCTCGTGCGGTTTATGGCCCTGACCGGCGGGTTCACGGCGCTGCCCTATATCATGTACGAGGTCTTCGGCTACGGAGTGAACGACAGCTGGGGGATGAAGTCCGTGTTGGACCTCACCATGAATCCCTTCTGGCGGATGATCCGGAACGGCTACGCGGCGCTCATGGGCTACACCCTGGCCGACCGGGACGAGGCCCGACAGGAGTTGACCGACTTCTTCAAGACCTTAACGAGGCCGCAGTACCGCTGGGGCAAGAAGGCCGCGGACGTGATCGAGGGCATCAGCCGGGGCTACGCCGTTGACACGAAGGCTCGATACCTATATAACACCACACCATGGGGGGAGTTGATGCGGCTGGCGGGCGTGGCGCCCCCTGAGCGCGCGCAGGCCCAACACCTCGCCCGCCGGTTGATGATGGATTCCTACGAGCACCGGCGCGACAAGCGGGGGGCGATCGACGCGATCCTCGAAGGGGACCTCGACGCGGCGACGAGCTTCTCGAAGCGCTGGAACGAAGCCATCCGCCCCGAGGATGTCCTGCGGGTTCAACAGGAACGGATGCGCCCGGTGCCGCAGCAGTTCGGGCGGGGGTTGCCGGTGGGGTTACGGCAGCAGGCGGTGGGGGAGGAACTACGATGAGAAGAACCTGTTCGGTGTGCGGGTTCATCTTTCCCGACATGTACCACTTCCACCTGAAGTGCGGAGATGAGTTGTGTTGGGAATGTTATGTCTGGGCGTTTAGAGTCATCGGGAAAAAGACGTTCGGGTGGGCGAGGATATGAGGACGCAGTGATGAGCGAGGAAGGCAAGCGGGTCCTGGAACTCGAAGACGCGCCACCCTCTCCTGCCCTGCCCTGCGCGACCTGCGGCCATGACCTCGTTCCCGGCGACCGCGTCATCCAGTTCCTTGACGGCCTGCTCACGCCCGAGGGCGGCATGGAGGACGTGACCGGCCGGCAGATCTTCCACTACGAGTGCTTCTTCCCGGAGGAGCCGGAGGCCGAGGCAACGGATGAGGCCTTCGACCAACAAGAGGACGAACGGTAGTGGCGACCTTCCTGAAGCATCGGGGCGAACCGATAATGGATGTGGTGGAGTGGTGTCGAGCTCATGGAGACGAGGTGGTGAAGTACCGCGTGACCACGCGCACCGTAAATCCGCTGACCGGAGAGATCGAGACGTACACCGAGGAGGAGACGATGCCGCGGTCCTTCTATAACACTCTGCGCAGGGACGAGCACACAGAATATGAGGAGATTCTGTGAGCACCGGAAGATGAGCGATGATTATCCTGCATCCACTTGACCTGGGGCATAAGGTCGACGAGATGGTGCACAAGTACCCAGATTTCTGGGAGTACAAGCACGAAATGGTCGCCCTGGCCAAGAAGAACGCGAACCTGCGTCTAAATCTTGAGGCACTCTACAACCTCGCCAAGTCTCAGTGTACGGACTTCCGCGAGCTCTGCCACTTGTGGGGTGGCTGATGGATCGCCGGGGGTTCTTCAAGTCCATCCTGGCCTTGGGCGTGGCCCACGCCGCGTCCCCCCTCATCGCCCTGCTGCCCGTGCCGTCCCCGGTGTACGCCGCGCCGGCCTTCACCCTCGACGCACTCTATGCGGAGACCTGGAAGCAGTACAGGTACGAAGTGCTCAAGAACCTCGAGGCGGCAACCCCGCTGTATGGCTGGATTCAGGAACGGGCCCATGGAAGGCGGAGCGTGAGGGTCTCCCATGCCTCGAACACCTAAGGGCCGGAAGATCCTCGCCAGCATGCGCAAGACCTACCCCACCGAGCAGAAGGCGAACGAGGTCTTCTACGGCTCGATCCACGCCGGTAAGATCTCGGGGGCCGAGGGGCGCAAGAAACCTGGGCACAGCCGGGCCAGCGTGGCGGGCTACCGGAAGCGGGCGTGAAGCTCGACCGCGGCTTCTATCTCAGTATGTTGGCTCACGCGCTCGAAGAACGACCCAACGAATGCGTCGGCCTCTTGGCCGGTCCGCAGGACGGGGCGCTCACGCGCATCTTCCGCCTGACGAACGTGGCCGCGGAGCCTCGCCAGACCTACCAGGTGGGCGCCAAGGAGCAGCTCCGGATCGAAAAGCAGATCGAGGCCGCAGGCCTCGTCCCCCTCGCCATCTACCACTCCCACCCCACCGCGGGGGCCGTACCGTCCAGCTTCGACTACATGACCGCCTGGAACGATGTGGTGACCATCATCATCGGGTTGGCGCAGCTTCCCGAGACGGTCTCTCTGCGGGCCTTCCGGCTCCACCAGAAGCCGGCGGGCATGTGGGACGAACTGATCGTGGAGGTCGTATGAGCACCGGATTCGGTGTCCTCACCAGCGAGGATTCGCGGGCGGCGGCCGACGCGGCGACGGAGGCGCATCTCCTGGGCGTGCGACCCGAGGTGGCCGGGCGAGCCCGGACCCTCATCGCTCGCGCCAAGAAGGCCGGGATCCTGCTCTGCATCACTCACGGGTTTCGCTCGACCGAGGACCAGGACGACCTCTATGCCTGTGGCCGGACCAAGCAGTCCGAGATCCCCTGTCGGCACGGGTCGGAGCTGAGGAAGTCCGGGACGTGCGGTGAGCACCCGCTCGGGGCCACCGTCACGCGCGCACGGGGTGGTGAGTCCTGGCACAACTGGGGCCTCGCCGTGGACGTGGCCGTGATCGACGCCGGCGGGAACCCGTCCTGGCCCGAGGACGAGGCCCTGTGGCGACGCATCGGGGAGATCGGCGAAGACCTGGACCTCCAGTGGGGAGGCCGATTCCGGCACTTCCCCGACCGGCCGCACTTCCAGATGACCCTGGGCCTCCAGCTCGCGGCCCTGCAGAGCGGAGACCAAGAGCTGCCTGCCGTGCGCTCGGAGGACCCTACGCCGTCCTGACCGAGGCCGAGGAGTGGGACCTGTGGTGCTGGTGGCGTTGTGGGCGCGGGCGGACGCTTCACTGACCCAGCCTGGCAGATCGCGGCGCTGATCGCGACGTTCCTTTTGGGGGCGTTCGTGGGACTAGGTGTGACATGGTGGGCTTCCTGATCGCCGCCTTCGTCTGGCCACCCTTCCTGATTCTCCTCGCCACGGCGACGATAGGCGAGGTGGCGTTGTCCGCCATCCGCGGGTTGGCGAGTCCCCCACCGCTCCCCCACGATATCGACGCCCTGATTCCGCTGGCCCGTCAGGCGGCGAGCCAGGCGAAGATGCGGTACGAACACGACGAGGAGCGATGATGCTGCTCCGGTTGCTACTGCTCCCCGTTCGGCTGCCGATCGTAATGGTCTGTGCGGCCCTGTCGGAGATCGCGGACACGATTGTCGGCTACACGCTGTGGGAGCACTACACCGCGCACAACACGCGGGCCAAGGAGGATGCGCCATGTGGCTCTTGATCATGAGCTTCCTGTTCGTCGCGCCGGGCCAGGCGGGTTCGGCCCAGGTCGTGCGAGTTCACGCGACCTCGGAGGCGTGCCAGGCGGACCTGTTCCGGACGCTGTTACTCGCGCAGCAACTTTTGCCGAGCCCCGGCCCTGGGGTGAACGTGATCCACAAGGAAGCCTGCGAGCCGGCGGGGATCTTGCGGTGAACTGATCCAGGAGGAAAGGAGGGCGCCATTGACCTGAGAATTGATGTGTACCACCACTTCGAGCCGCAGTATTCGTCGCAGGTGGAACAGAAGGTAGACCAAGTGCTCGCCGTCGCGCGAGCCATTCAACGAAAGGTGGACAGCATGGCCGTTGACCTGACCGCGTTGACCGCGCGCGTGGCGCGCGTGACCGAAGTCGTGGAGTCTGCCGTAGTCCTCTTGCGCGCGCTCGCGCAGCTCATCCGCGACGCCCAGGCCGATCCGATCAAGGTGGCAGAACTCGCCGCGTCGCTCGATGCCTCGGCCCAGGCCCTGGCTGACGCCGTGGCCGAGAACACCCCGGCGGCCTGACCGTAGACGGTGGCGGGAGACCATCTCTCGACACCCGCCACCGTCGTTTTCCTTCCCGCAACCCTCGAATTCCAGTGCCTCACCGATACGCATTCAGATTGCCCTTGACAAATAGCTAATGGTGGACAATACTATTAGCGGAGGTTAGCTAATGGAACGACGAGAACTCATCAGGTCCATGCACCGGTTCGGGATCACGCAGGCCTCGATCGCGCGGAAAATCGGGCGGCATCCGACATCGGTGTGTAACGCGCTGAAAGGCCGGTTCAAGTCCCGCCCGATCCTTGCCGCCTGCGAGGCGGCCATCGCCGAGGCCTCGAAAGGAGAGTTCGATGTCCAAGATCCTGATCGACCCGCCCAAGGCCCTGGCCCCCCCGGATAGCCCGCCCCTGTGGTTCGACCGCAATGGGAAGTTGTCCGGTCCCGTGGACGGCATCTACCGCGGTGACCCGGACGGCTGGATCATGGGGCACAGAGAGAGGGTGACGGCGGATGAGCCGACCTATGGCCTCCAGGCCGTCGAGGAGGTCGATGTCCTCGCCCGGATCGTCGTGGCCATGCACGCGGCCGGGTACTGGCCCAGGCCATGACCGCCACCCTGGTAATCCCCTTCGCCATCGGCGAAACAATCTGGTGGGTTGGCTACGGCTCGCGCACCGAGAGGATGCCTTGCCCGGAGTGCTGCGGGAGCAAGGTGCTCACGCTCATCCAAGGCAATGGGGTGCAGGTTTCAATCAACTGTGCCTGTTGCGGACATGGATACGAGGAACCCCGCGGCTGGATCGAGCAGACCATCATGGAGCACCGGCCAACGAGCTTCACGCCTCGGCGGGTGGATATCTCCGGTG